TGGTATCATAACTTTCTATACGAAAAGTTTGGTATTGGTAATGAGCCTAAAGTATCTGTGCATATAGATGACTTCGACACTTGGAGTATGGATCATACCCTTTCATATATCATTGAGCCAATGCTCAAGCAACTCAAATTAACCAAGCATGGTGCTCCTTATGTGTACCCTGAAGATGTCCCGGCAGAGTTGCGTCCTACTAAAAAAGAACTAACGGCATACACTAAAAATGGTGAGACTGATAACAAGTTCTTTGAGCGTTGGGATTGGGTAATGGATGAAATGATCTTCGCCTTTGAGAGCAAACATAACGATTGGGAAAATCAATTCCAAATTGATGAGATTGTCGCCCTTTGGGATTGGGAAGGACGTACTGCATACCAAGAACGTATTAGTAACGGCTTTAAACTATTCGGCAAGTACTACGAAAATTTATGGGATTAATATGATAGAAATTTTCGTGTATGCGTTCGGGTGTGTTGTGTTCATAGTCTGGATCATAATCAAAGGAGAAGAGGACGAGTAGGGTATAAATACATGTGCTGTAATACAAACTATATATCGGTAATGATATATTACACATACACATGTATTGCACGGAGATAGAAATGGTAAAAGCAAAAAAAGTTGCAAAAAAAGTCGAGTCAATTAATAAATTCGGTCCGCAAAAAGATTCAAAAGGACACTATTGGTTCGAATACGTTGGTAAAAACGTACAAGCAAATGCAGAACAAATTAGTAAAAACATTAGAAAAAATTCTGAACAAATAGGTAAAAACATAACTGCTAACGCTAACTCAGTTGGCGATAGAATGAAAGCATACTTAAATAGAAAAATATCTAAGTAACAACATATTTACTAAGAGCTCATTGTATGGGCTCTTTTAATTTCTGGGGATGTAGCTCAGTTGGGAGAGCGGTTCCCTTGCACGGAACAGGTCGTAGGTTCGATCCCTATCATCTCCACCAGGTATTAAGACAAGGATAAACATTGAACATAGAAACTGTAACATGGGTCCATCATTGGACAGACAAGACTTTTAGTTTTAAGACCACACGAAGCCAAACTTTTCGTTTTATAAATGGCGAGTTTGCTATGATTGGATTAAAAGGAGAAGAGGAAGGATCACGTCCTTTAATTAGAGCATACAGTATTGCAAGTGCAAACTATGAAGACGAGTTAGAGTTCCTTAGTATTAAGGTACCGGACGGACCTCTTACAAGCCGTCTACAGCATTTAAAAGTTGGAGACGAAATAGTAGTAATGCCTAAGACAACCGGCACACTAACGATTGATAACATAACTAAAGCAAAGAATTTAATTTTACTTTCAACTGGAACAGGAATTGCACCCTTCCTAAGTATAATCAGAGACCCTGATACATACGATAAGTTTGAAAATGTTACATTGGTACACACCACACGAACACACGCAGAGCATACTTACACTGACTTAATGGCAGAATTAGCAGAAACATTTCCACTTAAATATTACGACACTTGTACCCAAGAAGATTATGTACGTTCAGGACGCTTCTGGGAACATGTAAATAATTTTACAGATGGAGGCTTTAATAAAGATACAGATCGAGTTATGGTGTGCGGAGGCCCAGAGATGAATTACGAGTGTAGAGATTTTCTCGAAGAGCATAATTTTCAAGAAGGAAATTTAGGTGAGCCGGGCGACTTTGTGTTAGAACGTGCATTCGTAGACTGATAAATATACATATGACAGAAGCAACAAAACATGTACCGGATCTAACGTATACAGATTTTACCTTAGAGTTGTATAAGCAATTCCATAACCAGCCTGGTTTAATTAATCCTTTTAAAAACATCGAAGTAACACATACACCTGTACAGGTTTTATTGTTCACAGACTCACCTGGCTGGGGGAACCTGCATCCATTACAATCTATGAGCGAAACTACTATCGACCATCACGGTATAAAACGTGATGGATTAACTCGTACAACAGGTGTAAATGATGTAGACAAATGGAAAGACGGTAGGTATGACAGATCAAATTTTAATACAAGTAGAGCAATGGGTGTGTATAAACTAGCACACGAATGCAGAGAGCATGGCTTTACAGTTCAAGTTATAGATAACATGTTTCATTTAGACATCGAAACAACAAAACGAGTTATAGACAAGTTTGTAGGTAAAGAAACTTTAATGTTAGGAGTTAGTAGCACATTTAGAAGTTTTCAATTACTATCACAACGACCATCCATATCAAACTTTGATCCGTTTGAAGGGTTTGACCGAGAAGAAAAAGACGAATGGATAAAAGACTTAACAGTTACTCGTAAACATTTCTTTTCAACTGGTGCAAAAGGCGACAAGATACTAGGCAAATATATACATGATATAAATCCTAATGTAAAATATATTATTGGCGGAGCAAACGTTACTGCACAATATTCGCATCCAGATCCTAACGAAAAAGGTTTAATGGACTATGTGAATTTAGGATTTGGCGATGTAACAATGCCACAAATATTACAACACCTTAAAGATGGCGGCAAAGCAGACCATTTACCCACAAATAAAAATAAGGTAATGGTAACTGCTGATGGCGAAAGTAAGTTAGACATAAAACATTCAACCCAAGTGTGGCAATCAGAAGATTTAGTCCAACGTGGCGAAATATTACCCTTGGAAGTTGCTCGAGGATGTATATTTAGATGCAGTTTTTGTTCTTTCCCACTGAACGGCAAAGCTAAAGGCGAAGCAGTAAGAGATTTCAGTTATATCAGAGAAGAACTAATAGAGAATTACGAAAAGTATGGTATAGAAGATTATTGGTTAACAGATGACACGTTTAATGATGACCATCAAAAAATGATTGACTGGCATGCAATGACACAGACGCTTCCATTTAAATTAAAGTGGAGTTCGTACATTAGATTAGATTTAGTATACATGAATCGTAAACATAATCCACCACAAGCACAGTTAATTGCAGAAAGTGGTTGCAGACTGACAAACTTGGGTATTGAAACAACTGATCCTGAATGTGCTAAAGATATTGGCAAAGGATTAAACCCAAATATACAATTTGCATATTTGAGAGAGTTAGCAGACGGCTATTGGAAGGGCATGACATTTATGAGCGGTATGATAGCCGGTCTACCCAGTGATACTAGGAAAACTCTTAACAAGATGAGTAAGTTTTTACTTTCAAAAGACAATCCTTTACATACTATTAACATGAATCCGTTGTATATTAGAAAAACTGATGATGATGCTCACTATTTTACTGAACTTAGTATAAGTGAATTTAGTGCTAACTGGAAAGAGCATGGATATGAGTTCACAGAGTTTGATAAAAACGGTGAAGAAATACCAATGGATGCTAGAGGCACGTTAATGAAAAGTACGCTGAGTTGGAAAAATAGAAATGGGCTAACATTTTACGACATAGTAAAGTATGCCATGAAGTTTAACAATAGATTAACTTCAGCAAACAAACATGTATCAAGTCCATTATTTGTTGCACACGGATTACCGTACCACGATGAAAGATTAGCCGCTCCAGGCGAGCTATACGATGAACAAAACAACTTTTATTTCAATTATAAAGAATATTGTAAAGTAAACGATTACTTTTACAAATTATTTACGGAAAATCACACCCACTACTACAGGAAATAGTTAAATACTGGTATGGAACTACCGCACAGACACCCAATTGCATTAATAGACTCGCATAATATATTAGATGACGAGAATGTTGTTGCAACATATACTATCCAAGCAGACCATCCAGTCCTAGAAGGACACTTCCCACACATTAAAATATGGCCCGGGGTGTATCTCATCGAAGGTATGAATCAGTGTGCTGGATTACATGCATTACATTTAGCAAAAGACAAAATTAGCGAAGTTGGACATAGTGGATATGTTACTTTTGTTACCAGTGTAGATAGAGCAAAATTTAGAACTCCAGTATTCCCCGGAGACCAATTAACACTCACAGCCAAACTTATTAAACGTAGAAGAGACCACATTTTTTACTCTTGTGAGGTCTGGAAAAACGATAAAGTGTGTGCAAGTGCTACAATCGGACTCACAGCCAAGCAACTTTAGTAAATGACGTCAAAATAACCTATTGACATTCCTTTTTTGTGGTGCTATACTAACTACCAATTAAGAAGGAGATAAAAATGTCATCAGAAATAATGATTATAATAGGCTTGTTTATAATAGCAAATTCATATTTTAGTTACAAAGCAGGATTTAGAGAAGGTCAATTCGTAGGGATTGCCGGACTTGCACTTACACTAAAGATTCACAATATTCTAAAAGACAAATCTACTATACATAACTATGAACTGTTACCGACAGCTATTAAGCAAGTGTTGGAAAATCCAGAAGCAGTATTAACAGAGAGTAAATAATTTTGGCAAAGCGAAAAGCAAAGAACGTATACTTTACACCAGAACCCGAATGGAAGAAATACGCCGACATAGTCGATCCTGAAAAACAATTAAAAAGTTTTCGAGACTGCGAGTATTTTGCTAGGACTGAAATCGCAGACAAGAAGAAAGTAGAGCTAACTCGAATTTGGATTAAAGAACAATCCAATTGGGACGAAGCAGATATTAAAGCAATCCTTAAAAACCCAGATTGGGTATTTGGAGCTTCAGCAACTAACTTTTATATTGCTCATAAGATAGGGTTTATGCCAGAAGCGGTATTAGTGCATATTAATACGAGACGGGCTGACTGGATAGAGGCAGGCAACAAGATTATTGAAGAGAAAAAAGAAGCAACTGCTGAAGCAAAACTAAAACCTGTTATCTCTATACAACAACGAATGCGAGAGCAAGTAGAAAACTTACAAGGTGATTGGGAAGGTAAACTAGATGACTTTATAGCCGGCACACAAACACTACCAGACTTCGACCCTTATCAAGATATGCTAGTGTATGCTGGAGGAGTAGTTAAGCCGGCCCATGCAAAAATTATTAGAGATAGTGTTGAGCCCCAAATAGCTGAAGCACATGAAATTATTGCTTGGGATTGTGACCAAATTAAAGAAGGCTATTCATTTATGACACCCAAGTTTCGTAAAGAATATCTTAAATGGTTTCAAAAGATTCAAACAGCATGTGATACATTAATTGAAACAGGTAAAACAACTCGCAAGCCTAGAAAGAAACGTTCAGTAAGCAAAGAAAAAATGGTTACTAAACTAAAGTTTCAGGTAAACGAAAGCACATTAGGAATTGCAAGTATATCTGCAGAAGAAGTAGTGTATGCCAATGAAGTTTGGGTATATAATACTAAGTCTAGAAAGATAGGGGTATACAAAGCAAGTCATCCGGATCCTAAAAACATGAAAAGAGAAGGTGCTGGCTTAAAAGTTAAAGGTACTACTATCATTGACTTCGATGCAAAGACTAGTGTACAAAAAACATTACGCAAACCAGCAGACCAAATGCCTGTATTTAAATCAAGTGCTAAGACTAAATGTCAAAAGTTCTTTGAAGAAATTAAAGCAGTAGAAACATCACTCACCGGACGCCTAAACGATACTACAATCATTCTTAAAGCCTTTTAATAGCAAAAAGTGATAAATAGTTGTATGGCAACTAGAATCGATCAAATAGGTTACAACGACAGACAAGAAATTATTGAAGAGATATCTTTAAGACTTGCTGACGGCATGGTGGACGTTGAGTTAGACAGAGCCCATTACGACATAGCAATTAACAAAGCACTTCAAAAATATCGTCAACTGAGCAGTGGTAGTGTAGAAGAAGCAGTTATTTTTATACAAACTACAGCAGGTGTAGTAGAATACACCCTTCCAGATGAAGTAATTGACGTCAAACGATTATACAGACGTGGTATAGGTACAAACAGCGGCGGCGGAACAAACTTTGATCCGTTTGATGTTGCGTTTAATAACATGTACATGCTACAAGCAGGGCAAATAGGCGGACTAGCAGTATTTGATGCTTTTGCACAGTATAAAGAAACAATTGGTCGAATCTTTGGTAGCGAATACAACTTTACCTTTAATAGAAATAGTAAGCAACTTACTATATTACGAAATGTTAACCATGCAGAAGATATTGCAGTAGGTGTAAACAATTTTATACCTGAAAGTGTATTGATTAAAGATGTGTATGCAAGTGACTGGTTAAGTAACTATGCACTAGCACAATCTAAACTAATGTTAGGTGAAGCAAGAAGTAAGTTTACAGGTGGACTACCAGGCCCAGGTGGAGCAATACAGTTAAATGGTGATGCTCTTAAAAATGAAGCACTCTCAGAACTAGAGCAATTAGTAGCCGGCATCCATAATATGGAAGAAGGAAATTCCCCTCTAGGTTTTGTGATGGGATAAAGATTTTGTATACTCCGAACGGATGTTACATTGATTTAGATTTACCCTTACCCATTACAGCAGATGAATTATTCGATGAAGTCGATTTTGAGTTCATTAATTGCAAACACCCAGAACAACACAATTTATTTTTCGAAGCATTCAGTACAACAAACATTTTTTGGAATCTTCCTCAAGGTGGCCCAACTCCAGACGGCACACTTGGGTATATAACCAATCCAGAAATAGTTCAAAGACTCACAGAATACTACCACTTACATTTTGCTATTGATATATTAAATTGGCACCCAGCTTCAAATGTCCCAACTATATCACCGTTTTCTGTAGTAAAATTCTCCGAGTCATCGCAGTATCATAAAGAAGGAGCGAGTGCCAATCGCCATCACATAGACTCCGACGAATATAAATCTACCTTCTTCGCCAGATTCCCCTATTGTGTCAACTTTAAACTAATTGGAAATGTTGAAGACTCGTCAGTACATTTTGGCGAGCCATCAGACGATTTGGTCCAAGAAGAAAAGTTTTTAGAAAAAAAGTTGTTAAATAACACTAAGCGAAGATTAGAAACACACCGGCATCCAGAAAACTATATCGGCGGTGCCCGAAGACGCCAGGCAAAGTCAAAAAAATATGACTTTGGTGTATTTTATGGCAGGACAGGATTCCATTCTGATATAGAAGAACAAGAATTATTAACAACAAAAGTTGAACGTAAAGGAAACTACCAACCATTCATAATAAATGTAGAAGAATGGCACAAAGTTTTATTACATACGCAAGACGAGGCACGAGTAACATTAAGATTCATGGGATCAGAACGTTATAAGTTTAATGAATTAGAAGAACTACAAAAAAATAAAAAATTATTGGCAAAGACAAAATGAGCGACAACCACTTTCAATTACCATCCTCGGAGCTAGATCCAATTTTTACTTTTGCTAAAGATTGTTTTACTCGTAGCTACGAACGTTTCACTGGAGATGTAAATGAATTTAATCGAAACGGTAACAATGATTTCTTTATAACCGAACATGCGATGGGCTACATATATCTGTGGAAAACAGGTGTAATAAACAAGTTAGTTAAAGACCTCCAAAATAAGTTGACAATTCCGGTACATGACGTTATAATTTTACATACACCGGCCTACGGTTCATACCAATGGCATAATGAAGGAATGGAATATACTGACAATGCACCAGAGCAATACAGAAAAGCCGTTAGAGCAACAAGACGCTCAGTTGCACTTAACTATCCAGTTTCGGAGTCAGACTTGTCTAACAGTAAAGTTGAATGGGCCCAAGCCAGTGATAGGGTAAGCGAATTGTTAATAGAAGGATACAGTAACATAATGGATAGCGTTGGACTAAATCCTCCACAAGCAATGATAGAAAGCCATATAAGATTACGTTCTGCTACAATGCCAGATTCAGATATAACTGACATGGCTGAAATGCTATATATCACACATGATAGTGGCGAAGGTGTAAGAATTAAATCAGGGCACAGTATTGTGTATGATAATCATGATGAGTTACTTACTAAAGTAGATGAGTATTACGGAATGCCAGTACCTACATTAATAAGAACGAATCAGTGGCACAGGATAGATAACACTCAGGTCGAGGAAGATAGAAATATGGGATCAATAAGTTTTGATCCAGATTATTCATACTTCGATATTAAGAAGTTAATTATGGATAACGAGTTTATAAAATGATAATAGGAATAACTGGACTAATAGGATCGGGCAAAGATACTGTTGCAAACTTTTTTGTTAATAGAGGATGCCTGCAGGATAGTTTTGCTTCACCACTTAAAGATGTGTGTGCTTCTATATTTGGCTGGAATAGAACAGACTTAGAAGGCGACACAACCGATAGTAGAGATTTTAGAGAAACTCCGGATATGTTTTGGACACGCAAATTAGGTATAGACAATTTTACTCCCAGACTAGCATTACAACTTATGGGTACTGAAGTAATGCGTAACCACTTTCATAAAGATATATGGATTGACAGTTTAGAATATAGAATGCGTAGAGCAGAACAAGACCACCCATGTGTTGTTATTAGTGATACTAGATTTACAAACGAGCTAGATTTAATTAAACGTTTAGGTGGAGTTGTGATTAATGTTGAACGTGGCGAAAAGCCTGAGTGGTATAAAACGGCTACTAACGCCAATACTGGGCATGTACCATCACAACACATGATGCACACCCGATATAAAGATGTGCATTTAAGTGAATGGAATTGGATAGGCTATGACTTTGACCATATAATTACAAACGACGACACGTTAGACATGTTACAAACTGATGTAGACTTTTTACATGAACTTATTACAGCAAACGATAACGAAAACACATGAACGACACTGATCCCGATTGGCTGTTAAGATATTCGCATATTGCGAAAAACGTAGATGAATTCATTAATCATCCGCTTATGCAACAGCCAAAGATAAAAGAATACATAGAAAAAAATGATATATTATTCCTAGACGATTCCGAGTTCGGCGCCAACGAAATAGCGGACATAAACAACATAGACTATATTCAAGATATTAAGCACATGTATGATGTAGTTAAAGACAAATCAGTACTAGAAATAGCATGTGGTAATGTTCGTTTTATAAAAGGGATATACAATGCATATGGTATTAAATCGTTTACAGGAGTAGAACCGTATGAACAATGGTGCAACGGAGGCTCAGTACAACTTACAAAATCTGCTAACTTCAAATGGGATATGGTACATAGTAGGTATGAGGATTATGTAGTAACAGAAGTGCCAGATGTAGTTGTTTGTTGTGGATTATTATATCATTTAAGTAGTCCATTTCATTTGTTGGAATGGCTAGCTAATACCAATGCTGAATATATAATACTTGAAACAACTGGAACTGTAGAACACACCTCTGGTAAAGGCACTACTCAAAATACTATGGAAAGAGTTAATGCTCAAATAAGTGAAGCAGGTGGACTTAAAGAGTGGATACAAGGCACCGATTTCCGCAATACAATTTATAGGCTTGGCTATGAGAAAACAGATGCGCCTGGTAATTCTTTCCATAATACATTACGGAGTGTCCCATTCATGTTGCACGGAGTAGGAAATGATGTGATAGTATTATCATTCTCAGAAATGGGGTATGACCTAGACGCATCACATGAACGTTATGATAGTCTTGAATTCAGCAAAATGACTACTACTACATATCGCTTTAAACGTAACGATACAACAAAATAAATCGTATTTATCAAAACCTTCCAAATTTCTTGTACCCCGCCTTGTAATAATACCTTTTCTACGCTTTTTTGATAAATATTCGTATAATTAGATTCATATACCAAAGGAGAATATAATATGGCTACATTAGTATCACCAGGTGTTTCCATTAGTGTATCAGACGAATCGTTCTATGCCGCGGCAGGAACAGGATCAGTACCGTTAATAATTATAGCGACTGCACAGGACAAGAAAACTCCTGACGGTTTAAGTACTGCGTCAAATACAACTAAGTTAGGAGCTGGAAAATTAAAACTTATTACTAGTCAACGAGAATTGCTACAAACATATGGTAACCCATTGTTTCATAAAAGTGGTTCAGTTGCACTAAACGGATATGATCTCAACGAATACGGGTTATTAGCCGCACACAGTTTCTTAGGACTTGCCAACAGAGCATACGTTTTAAGAGCTGACATTGACTTAGGCGACCTTAAAGCAGACAGCAAGGCACCAACTGGCGCAATCGCAGACGATACTTACTGGCTTGACACTACAAGTTCTTTATTAGGACTTAGAGAATGGTCAGGTACAGCTTGGACTAAAAAATCAGTATCAGTTGTAGATTCAACACAAATAGATTCCGGAACAGCAGGACCTAAAAGGTCATTTGGATTAAATGGCGACTATGCCGTTGTAGCCAATACAGCCGCTGGCGGAACAGCAACACAAGTAAAATATTACGAAAAATACAGTAATGACTGGTACCAAGTTGGTACTGCAAGTTGGGTTAGTGCTACTAGTAGCGACTTCCAATTTAAAACTCATTTAGCTGTGCCTACATTACAGTCAGACGGAGTTACATCTCTTTCTACAGGTGATGTTTTCATTCAAACTACTACACCAAACACTGGTGCAAGTTTAAGTGTTAAGAGCTACAGCTTATCAAAGAAAACTTTCAGTACAGTAAGTACTCCATTATACGCTACAACAGACTTGGCATATACCGATATTGGTATGGCTAACGTTGCTGTTGGAAGTCTTGTAGGAATTACAGGCGGAACTGAAGCAGAAGTTGATTTAAAAAGACATAACGGAACTAAAACTGTTATCGCAACGAGCACAGCTATTTCTAGCTTAGACGTTTCAGGTAACTCTAGCTTTGATATTGTTTATAACGGCACAACTGTTGTTGTAACATTAGCTGGTACTATATCAGGAACTCCTGCAACTTCAACAGCCGATGATGCTATTTTTGACATCAACGCGGCATTGGCGGCGGCAAGTGTTACTGAAGTAATAGCAAGTTCAGGTACAGTAACTAATACAGTTGTACTAACTTCAAGCACTGGTAGAGATATTAAATTGCAAAGCAACCACGCAGACTTTGGTCCAAGTTCAGTAGGATTTGGCGCACAGGCAGTGGCGGCTAGCATTACATATACTAACTTTGCGGCACTAAGCTATCAAGCAAGTAAAACTACATTAACTGGTACATTAGCACAAGGTACATATTGGTACAATGCTACTGTTTCTAACACTTCAATTGATATGTTAGAGCATAACGGCTCAACTTGGGTAACTTTAACAAAAGACTTCCAAGCTAAAGCAACTGCTCCAACATTACAATCAGACGCAACAGCACTAGTGGCTGGTGATGTATGGTTAGATTCAGACGATACTGAAAACTTCCCTTCCCTGAACAAATGGTCAGGAACAGCTTGGGTGGCAGTAGTTGGATCAGATCAAGTAACAGCAGACGGTGTTGTATTTGGTGACTTCAGACAGTCAACTGCAGGTTCTTTAGATGCTGACGCTCCGGCGGCTAGCAAATACCCAAGTGGAATTTTAGCTTGGAACAAAAGAGCTTCAGCTGGTAACGTAAAAGAGTACAAACTCAATTACACACCTGCTTCAACAAACATTGGTAATGTTTGGGTTGATGCTTCTGGAAACAAAGCAGACGGTAACATGTTTGGACTAAGAAAAGCAGTACATAACTTAGTTAAAACTAAAATGCAAGGCGCAATAGCATCTAATGATGACATTAGATCAGAAGTTAATGCGTTTAATATTATAGCGGCTCCAGGTTTTCCTGAAATGCTAGACGAGATGATTACACTAAGCACAGACAGAAGAAATACTGCCTTTGTAATTGGTGACAGTCCTTTCAGACTTAAAGCAGACGCAACTAGTACTACTGCATGGGCAACCAACAGTGGTAAAGCAAGTGAAAACGGCGAAGACGGACTTGTTTCAAGTTCACCTTACGCGGCTATTTACTACCCTAGTGCATTAACAACTAACCTAGACGGAACTAACGTAGTTGTTCCTTCAAGTCATGTTGCTTTAAGAACTATTGCATATAACGATAACGTTTCTTATCCTTGGTTTGCACCAGCTGGCTTCCAAAGAGGACTAGTAAATAACGCAACTAGCGTTGGTTATGTAGATCCTACTTCAGGCGAGTATGTTAGTGTAACACTTAATGAAGGACAAAGAGATACTTTATATCAAAACAAAATTAACCCTATTGCTTCTTTCCCAGGAAGAGGACTTGCAGTATTTGGTCAGAAAACTCTGAACCCAAGTGCTAGTGCATTAGATAGAGTTAACGTTGCTAGACTTATGGTTTACATCAGAGAAAGACTTGATGATATCGTTAAACCTTTCTTGTTTGAACCGAATGATTCAGTTGTAAGAGCAAATGCTAAAAATACTGTTGATAGACTATTATCACAGTTAATCACACAGCGTGGTTTAGTTGACTTTATCACAGTTTGTGATAGCTCAAACAATACAGCGGCTAGAATAGACAGAAACGAACTTTACATTGACATTGCAGTACAGCCAATGAAAGCAGTTGAGTTTATTTACATTCCGATTAGAATCCAGAACACTTTGGGCTCTACAGCGTAAGACAGTAGTAATACTAAAGAAAGGGCTTAATTGCCCTTTCTTTTTGGGTCTATTAAACTACTGTTTAATATTTTTGCAACGAATATGATAAATAAGTATTAACAATAATCCTATAAATTATATTTAGGATATATGGTTTAGGAGAATAAACAAATGGCAATAGATAACAAAACACTAGATAAATTTGGTGTACCAACAACTGGAGCAACCGGCACCGGCATTTTGATGCCTAAACTCAAGTTTAGATTTAGGGTGATGTTCTATGCAGGATTTGGTAATGGCGCTGAAACATTAGCAATTACACAAAATGTGCAAAACGTTACTAGACCTAAAGTTGCGTATGAAGAAGTAATGATCGATAGTTACAATTCAAAAGTATACGTTCAAGGCAAACATGCTTGGGAACCTATTACGGTTGTAATCAGAGACGACATCAGAAATACAGTAGCTAAGGCAGTTGGCGAGCAGAACAACAGACAGTTAAATCACTTTAATCAAGCGGCGGCGGTTTCCGGTGCAGATTACAAATTTGATATGGCTATTGAAGTTCTAGACGGACAGTCAGCTGATGCAACAGAATCTTGGGCACTAGAAGGATGTTTCATTACTCAAACAGATTACAGTGATTCAGACTACTCAACTAATGAGCCAGTACAGATTACTATGACAATCAGATTTGATAATGCGATACATCAAGATGGTTCAAAAAATACTATTACTGATAACACCCAAGGAATTGGCGGTTTAAGTAGTGATACAACGAAATACACA